ATACATTATTTATACTTTTCTCATAGTAGACAATGATAGTTTTCTGTTGATCTACATACCTTTTCAATTCTGCCATGTTTAATGACAGATTCTCGTAGTCCGGAACACTTATGGCGAAGAAAACAAAATCTCCAAAGTCCTGTTCAAATCTTTCTCTGAATTCCTCGAAGTTATTTGTTGTTACTGCATAAAAAGTAACAGGAAATAGGTTAACACCTTGTGGGTGCCCTATTATGGGTATGTTTCGTTCTACAAATTTAGTCTGGACAGTTACCTCTGTAGGCAACAAACTACAGCTACTCAGGCTGATCAGCGACAGTAGCAGTAGAAGACTCAAAATCTTCGAATAACTTTTTTGTTGCATTATTTACTCTCGTTTCAATTAACCCTGGTTTTCTCAAAGTTAACATCGTTAAATTGTGTGTTCTTAATTTTTCCTGGAGTACATCTCCATATGATTCAGCTGCCCTTAATTTTAATCCTAATTCATCAAGGGCTATTTGAAAGCCTTTATTGTTCAATGTCAGCAACGTTATTGTTTCTTGATTAGTAGTTGATGCTATCATTAGTGCTGCGTTATTTTCTGTTAGCCTTTCTATTTTTCTTTCAGACAGCCAATAATACCCTCCAAATATTATAGCCATAACTACTGTCATTCCTATAAGTATTCTAGTTATCATTTTTTTTTACTATCCTCAACGAGTAAAAATCTTTTGAAATCGTAATATCCTCTTTCACCTTCATTTAATTTCATGCCTTCTCTTGTTGCTTTATATAGTTTCTTAGCTTGATCGTCGGCGTGGTTAGGATGTAGTCCTGCTTTAAATGATTTAAAATCATTGTTTCTGGCATGGTCTCTCATCTTACTACCACTGATTCCTTGTACACCTGCAGCATCTGGGTCTCGTTGTCCTGCTGAAAGTATGTTTATTTTCTTATAGTTGTATTCCTTTCCATTATACTTTTTAACCAATGCTTTAAATTGGTGTACTCTATCAGAACCTACAACCATTGTTGCGTGTGTATGGCCTTCCTGATTGAACTTTTTTAATTGATGTAAGAATGAAGGGTGTTCTTTTGTTGAATTTTCAAAATTTACATCTGGGTGCACATGTTTTAAAAATTCTTTTTTCTGTTCGTGGTGTAAAGGATTATCTTTGTGGTGTTGCGTATGGCTAACTACCACAACATGATTTGCACCTATCTTATCTGCATGTGACTTAACTTTATCTACGACTTTGCTATGTCCAGCAGTAGGTGGATTCATTCTTCCGTATGAAAATACTATGTGCTTATCTTCAGCCATTAACCGCAACAAGTACAATTACAGCATTTACAGCATTTGCATTTGCTCATGTCTTATCTCCTATTTTCTATTGTCATTTTTGTTAAAGTTTAGCGCACTAAATTCGCTTCTATCTACAAATTTAGAAGGTCTACCATTTCGTATGGCAACAAAACCTTCTGGTTTAGTCTTAGCTCCGTCTATCTCATGGCCCCATTTTGACCTCTGAGATAAATTTTTTGTTATAATATCCTTCGCCGCTTGAAGGTGTTTGTGCATATTCATCGGTCCTTCAAAGTGCTCTTTATTCTTATTTATGTGATCTATTGTGTTATCTTTTGTCGTTTGATGTCTCGCCTTTGCCGCGTCAGTTTTCACACCATCTATTTTCTTTTGGTGAGCGTTTGAATGATGTTTTACGAATCCTTCGTGAGAATGTTCCTCTCCTGTTCGTACTGTGTGGTTAATGTATGTCTTTAAAGCAACAGCATGTTTACTTACTGTCTCGTGATGCTCGTCTGGTGTGTTTTTAAAGTGTGCTACGGCCTGTTCTAGGTGATGATCTACCTGTTTCCTGTCCTCTAAGGAGTATCTATGTTGAGATGTATCGTGTGTTGTATCCATCAAATGAACGTCCCTATGGCTCTTAAAATGGCTCATATCAGGGTCATACACAGCCTTCAATGACTTTATATCCTTACCTTCGTATTGTGTGTGTACCGCCAGACCTAACTTAGCTTTAACAGCTGCTTTGCCGTGATCTGAGTCTGCTGGTGCGTGATATGTAATTAACTGTGGTGTAAAGTCTACTCTATTATTTTTCTTATCGTGGTTAACATCTCCAGCGTGCATTATATCTGCTTGGTATATGCCTTGTGGTTTAATTTTATGTGCGTGATCTAAGGCTGCTTTTAATTTTTGTACTAACCCAGGTGCATGGCCATGATTCTTTTCTATATCCTCATGCGTATGGTTTATTTTAGGGGTTTTATTAAAGGCTGATTTGGATGCTACAAAGAACTTTTTTGTTTCAGGGTGTTCGCCAAATATAATAGCAGGACTGCCATCATACTTCATTGTAACGGCTGTATCCTTTCCGCCTTTGCCTGCTAGTTTTTTATGAACGTCACTAATGGTGTGAAAGGCATGTCCAAACCCTTTTTTCCCAGCATGGATGACATGATCTTCAACATGCTCTAAGTGTTTGAGTTTGTCTTCGTCTGCTTGTTCTAATAGAAATTCAGTAAACCTCATATCAGTATTTATAATACTTTGATAAACGGGAAATTTAATCTCTGTTTTACAGTTCCTTTTAGCTTTTTTACTTCTAATTCTTTCAAAGGAACATAAAAGAACTCATTATCCGATATGTATCTTGTCTTTTTCTCATCACCCTTTACAATGCCATGTCTGCCTAATCTTTTTAGAACAATAGAAGTTTCTGTAAATGTTATCTTTACTCCATTATCTTCTAGCCTACTTAAGAACTCATTATCACCGAAATGATGTCCTGTAAAAGATTCGTCATAACCTCCTGCCTCCCAGAATGTTTTCTTACCTATTGCAAAACAATTCCGATGGCCTGGTTGTTGCATTACTGTTTGTTTTGGCTCTATATAAGCATGATGATAATACAGCATGCCTTCTTTAAACACTTTTCTTTTTAATCTAGCAATGTCAGGAGCATGCATCAACATATCCATATCAAAAAATGCTATGAAATCTGTTTCTGCGTATTTTGCTATTAAATTTCTACAACCGTGTGAATTAAAGCCTAGGTTTCTAGTACATCTCCACAGTTGTATGGAGGGGCCGTAATCAGGTATCCAAACATCTTTTAATAATTCTTCTGCTTTAAATATTTCTGATCCGTCATCGACAATAAAAATATCAATTTGATCAGGCCAGGTTTGCCAAACTTTAATTTGCTGTTCTAATTCATCTGGCTCTTGAAAATAAGTATAGCCTGCCGTAAGTCTATTCTTCGGCCTTGATGCCAGTGATGTCTTCTGCGGGAAAATCAATCGCGTCACCATATTTTAATTGGAAATTTTCATTATGTGTCAAATTGTTTTGTTCATAAACTTCCCAGCCCTGTATCACTTCGACTACCGAGGGAGTAATTCTTCCTTCTAATATGTGTTGAAGAGAGTTTATCATTTTACCGATGTCTTTTAATGTAGGTTCCTTATTGGTTCTACCTACAATATATTCTCTACTACCAACTGATGCCCACATAGGAAAGTCTTTACTCTCTCCTTTGGACTCCCAAATATTAGTGCATGCTACGACCTTCAGTTGAGGCATCATATATCTCCAAGTTTTCTTTTACATCAGTTATATCTATATTGTTTTTAACGGCCAACGTCTCGGCTGTGCGTTTCCAATATGATTTAAAGCTGGGGTCCAGGGTTCTAGTTTCTGCTTTTAAACAGTTAATCACTCTTTGTAGTGCTGTTGTTTTCATTTTATCTCCGGTTGATAAGGTGTAGGTGCAAGCGCGCTCTCTACCGTTCTCTTTCTAAGATCAGTCGTGCTAAACGAATGATCTCTTTTATTATATATTATCTCTATATCTCTTTGTTGACAAATTTCTTTGCCTGTAAAGTTCTTACCAAAGTATTCATTACCTATAATTCTTACATCAATAGGTAACGTTAAGAATAAGTCTTCTAAATCTTTTTCGGTGTTGTACATAACAATATCATCTACAAATTTTACTCCTGCTAGTTGTATTTGTCTTTCTACAATACTTTGAACAGGATAATTCTTTCCTTTCCTATCTATGGTTGGATCAACTTGTAACGCAGCAATAAGATAATCACAATGTCGTTTAGCTTCTTCTAACATAACAACATGTCCTGCATGTAAAAAATCAAATGTACTGCATGTAATTCCTATTTTGCCCACATCTTTGTACTCTAATCGCATGCTTTAAAGCCCCATTTTTCAATTTCATCTGTTATATAGTCAGGCAAATCTGATGGCTCCGCATCTAATTTATCGTGTTCTTTTTTAAACCAACCACCGCTCTCTTCCCTTAAATCTATATCTTCATCTTTCCACCAGTAAACACCAGCAAAATTATAAAACTCATCCACATAAGTCATGGTTAATTTGACCTCAGGATCGAATCCTGATAAGTCTTCTCCTAGTATTCTAAAGAAAATGTTAGGAGAGATCCAAGCAGATGTGGTTTCAACTTCTGTTCCCATAAATTTCGTTATATTAGCCCACTTTGGGCCTATATTGAGTTCCATAAATTCAGCATCTGCAAATTCACCGAGTTCGTTATCAACATCGATAACAATGTGAGAAAACTCTAGGCCGTGTTCCCCTTCATCCTCTATCCATTGGAAGACATCTAGGAACGCGTCCTCAGCTTCTTTATTTCCTGATATGAATTTTATTGTACTATAAACGTTGTTTGCCATCTTTGCTCCTTTGGTTCATTTAAGATATCTTAAATGTTTAACGAATTCTTGTGCCATTTCTAGAGATTCTTGCTCCCCCTCTACCTTACTATCATTAAAGACAAGGTTTGTAAAAACCTCTTCTCCGTCTCTAATATATGTTACTTTGTGCATATGTTGGCGGCCGCTGGCGGCAGATTCCCAGCTGTATTCAACACTTGCGCCTAAAAATTCGTCTCCAAAAGAAGCAACTATCATTACCAGTCCTTAGCGAAGTGTTGGTCTAATGCCATTAGTTTGTCTTCTGCTTCTGCAATCTTACTGAGTTCTTGATCAATTGCTGATATAATGTCAGGATGTTCTCCTATCCCAACAGGATTTGTTAAATAAACCTGTACGTTAGCTCTGGCTGCACCAATATCGCCATTGTATCTTGCCTTCAAGCCAGCTATCAATTGTTGTTTCATAGTTTATCCTGTAAATTCCATTACGTTCTTAATGAATTCTATTGGGTCCGGTGCTTCGATGGCGTGGTGTATTTCCTCGTAGGCGTGAACCAGAGTACCAAGTACATCAAGTTCCTCCCCTTCTGGGCTGTTAAGTTCTGCATCCATTAATTCTTCGATGCGGCCCAAGGCAGCTTGGTAGTTTGCCTCTGTGCGAATGCTATTAATATTCATAGTTTATCCTGTAAATTCAAAAAAGTGTGGGGAGGTTTGACGCCCCCCAGCACTTAGGGCAAACCCCTAGCTAAAGCTGACGCCAACTGCGTGTGCAGCTGCTATCATAGCTCGACTAGGTGTGCCAAGACGGTAAGTTGTATTACCTGCCTTGTTCACGTTGGTGTAAATTGCATACCCCTCAGCTCTGAGTTCTGAAACTCTAGCTGGAAGTTGCGTTACACCTAAACGTGTGCGAGCCTGTGGTACTGACAGGCTTTTACCAGTCTTTAGAAAATTTAAAATTTTCACAGGCTGGGTCACCACTTTACGAGTAGACATATTTATCTCTCCATATTCTAGGTTACTAAAGTGTCCCTTCATTTACAATCGTGTCAGTTGCAACAGCGTGTGCTGCTACATTGACAGTGCTTGTAGACTTAGGAACATTACGATACACAACCTTTTGCAAGGCATCTCGCACTTCGAAATTAGAAGATAAATCTTCCATTGTCAGTAAGTGTTTAGATGCGTCTTGTTTGGTCATGGCTTCCGGCAATTCACAAAACCAAGTATCGGTATTTGCGTTAGCCGTAAGTTTCTTAATACGTGAAACCATATCATTACCAAATCTAGCCTTAGTTTGACCAGCCGGGGTAACGCTATAGCCTGCGTATGTAAATAATTGTTCATTCATAACAAATTTTCTCCATTAACTATACATATTATAGACCCATACCAAGTATAAGTCAAGTACAAATAGGACCAAAGTGCAAATTAATTAACCTTTTTCTCATTTGTATAGTACATTATAGCGCCTTTGGAACCACAAGTCAACCTTTTTCTCATTATGGGCTGTGAGGGGCTGTGTGAGGGTTATTCTAGGGTATGCCTGTGTATACCCTGCCTCAGTTAAACCCCTCACAGGGGTGCTAGTAGAGCCGTTTTTGGTGTATGTTGTCATCAATGCCCCGTCTCGCGAACTGGTGTTGTAACCTCTTGATTCTCTTGCTTTTCTGCATAGTGCAAATAGGTAGTTAATACATATTTATCCCTATCTGTTGGATTTTTGCACTGATACGGGTATTCCCATGAGGGTGGAAACACCACAGCTCGCCCTTTTCTGGGTTCAACCCCAATAGATTGTCTTGGAAATTCTGTGTTGCCATCATTATCTGATAGATATACTCTAAATCCTACTGCTCTAATAGAATCAGAATTGTCCATCACATCTATATGGCCTGCGTAACAGTCATCTGAATTAGCTCGAAACCTGGTTAGAAGAATTTCTTCCATTCCTTGGTGAGCTATTAAATTTGGTATCTCTAATTCTTCTAAATATTTGCCATAGAGTTTGGCGATTTGATCGATGATTCCCTTATGAAAGTCCTCGTTCAAATGGTATCGTGTGTATTCGTATCCTGTTGCAGTAAGCCCGGATTCATTTGCTACTGATTTTTGAAGATCTAAATTTAATTTAAATATGCTTACGAGATCATCACAATTCTCTTCTGAAAAGACACCGTCAAATATTCTAAGGGCCCCCAGTTTTGGGTTTGGTTTATCCATTATATTTTCACTCCACGTCGTAATTATCTTTCACTTGGTTTCATCTTATTTATCGCTCTACCATTCTTTTTAATCGCTTCATCTTGTGCAGCATCTAGTATCTTTTGAGCTTTCTCTTTTTTGGTGTCAACATGTAAGTCTTCATCAACTATTTTCTCTAATTTAAGATAGGCTATTCTTTCATTAGGAACATATCTCCAGGTGTATCCATCTTTTCCATAAATACCAAATACTGTTTCTGCAAATCCAATCTTAACTATGAGTGCAGGACATCCGTCTAGAATTACTTTGTCTCCTTCACCAAAGGCTTTATTCATTTTAAACTTCAACCCTTTAACAAAGGAGGATGCCCACTCCTTCATAGCTAGTGCTACGATTAAAGTAAATGTAAATCCTAAAAATTCTACGTAGAATTCACTAAGCTCTATATTAGGCATTATTTTTTCGTGTGATGTTCTGTTGATGTACTATTAACATATAAACCAAACCATGCTGCTCCTGCTCCAACCAATACTGAAATCAGGCCTGATTGTGCTACTGTTGGGTCTTGTAATTCCATAAACCACATTACCGAGAACCACAACAAGTATATATACATCGTGATAAACACTCGAGGAAAAATTCTCCACCTACTAAAATATTCAGGTGCAACCCACATCCAACCTCTCTTGTCAGGCTGTGCCCACCAAGGTCGTAAGTTAGGATCATCTTTATCGCCTGCCTTAGCTGATAATTTGTTATACTCATCTAAGCTAATGCTAACGTGATCGTCTGTTCTTTGAGTGTTATCCGCCATAATTAACTCCTAATATAATGTTTAATTATTTATACTATCTTTTCATACCTTCGAATAAGGAGGTTTAATTTAGGATCTTTATATTTACGCAATTTATTAAGATCATTAGTTGGCTTACCACCTAACATATAAACTATTTTGTCTATTTCTGCCTTAATTTCTTCCTTATTCTTCCATTCAATATCATTAAAATTTAAAATCGTCATATTTTTTCTCCGTTGTTACACTGTCGAATACCGGAACATCTATGTTTGCATCAGTTAAAGCTTCTTGTGCAGATGGGTCTAAATCAAACAATTTCATTCTTGCTCTATCCACACCTATCATAAATCTTTTGTTTCTAGTAGGATCAGCATATCTATTTTTTAACTGCTTAATCATAAACTGACCCATCTGTTCTAATTCGTCTGTACTTATAATGGCAAACATTAAGTCTGCTGTTGCTGGCAACCCAAAGCTTTCTGCAGTATCTGTCATAGATATATCACTACTAGCAAACCCTGCTCTTGTTGTCTGTGTTGCACTAAGTATAGGAACATTTTGTTCTACTGCCAGTCCTCTTAATTCTTCTGCAATACTTTTAATAATAACATAAGTGCTGGCTTGACTGCCTGGCCTAAACCTAGCACTTGTACATATATTTAAATAGTCTATAAATATAATATCTGGAAAGAAATTTCTCTTTAATTTTAATTCATTTATTAATGCTTTGAAATGTCCTGTGTGTGCTGATGCTGTAGGATACTCTTTTATAATAAGTCTGCCTTCAATCTTATCAGTGATCTTTTTAATTCTATTATCAAACATTGCCTTGGATAAATCTTTTAGCTCCATAATAGGCATGTTCATTAGATTAGCGTCTATACGTTCAGCAATTCTTTCCTCTGCCATTTCTAGGGTAATATAGAGTACATTCTTGCCCTTAGCGATGCAACTAGACGCCATATGACACATAAAAAGTGATTTACCTACACCCGTGCCTGCTAATACTATGTTCAGAGTTTTATTAGATAGTCCACCCTCTGTTATTTTATTGAACATATCTAAATCAAACTCTACTTTCTCTTCTAGTCTATGATAAAAGTCATAACGTTTTTCTGAGTCTTCAGACCAATCATGTCCTATATTTGTATCAAACCCTACTGCAAGTGCATCTGATAATATCTGTGGTAATGCGTCCCTGCCTTGGTCTTTATTCTTTCCATCAAGTATCTGGATACTATCCATGACAGCCAAGTATAGTGCTTTATCTTTACAGAACTTTTCTGTTTCATCTACTAACCATTTCCTATCAACCTTATCACCATTTAAATTATCTAATATCTCTAAACATTTTTTATGACTGTCCTCATTTAAAGAAGTGTCTTCATTTAAGCTTAAAACTATTGCCTGCTTAGTTGGTGGATTGTTATATTTTTCTACAAAGTCTTGGATAATAGTAAAGACCTTTTTATCCGCAAAATTCATAAAATATGAATCTTTAAGGAAAGGTATAACCTTTCTTACATACTGTTCATCCTTAACTAGGTTTTCAAGTATTACCTGATCAATTCTGTCCTTCATCTATTTCCTTTAAAGGAATTACTACTTCCTTTACATACTCATTATATACTTCTGCCACGCAAGGTGCACAAATGTATGTCGTCAGGTCCATTTCATCATTATGGAAACAATATGATTTTTCTTTCTTTGGATTTAGGTCTTTTTCACACCTATCACACTTTATCGTATTCTTGCTCAATGTCTTCATCTGTAAATTCTGCTTGTATGTTTCCAACCCCTATCATATATCTATTCCTAACCCATTCCTTAAATCCTTCATCCTTTAATAGGGGCCGCCAAAATGTTCCATCCAGATCTTTAAGTCTACGCTTTACGTCTGGGTGAAGTTCTCCTGTTTCAGGATTCTGTTTTTGATACCAACCAACACTAGGTTTAACAACATATCCAGATTCTAATCCCATTTCTAACAAACCAGACCAAGGACTAATACCTGTTTCCCAAGAAACCTGTACAATTATCTTAGATTTCTCTCTAACAAATCTAGACTTCTCAACATTTATTATAAATTCATACCCTGTAACTTCTGTTCCTGTTTTCTGTTGCCTTCTGCCTATAATATAAATGTTGTCAGCGGAGTAATATATCCCGGTTCCGCCACTTACAATGTCTTTAGGAAACAATCCTATTTCTTTATATGTGTGATTAACTACAATCGCTGGTATATCTTTTATAGTTAAATGAGGTGTGATCATTCTAAACAATGACTTCATTTGTTTAGCTCTTGTCATATCTGCTACTGATTTACCCTCTAAAGCATCTTCTACTTCTTTTTTACTTGCCAAGTTACCCACACTATCAACAATAATCATTACATGGTCGTCTCTTTCTAAACCATTCAACTGTTGCATAGCATCAAATTTTAATTGTTCTATATCTGTTATTGGGCAATGTATCACCTTAGAAGTGTCTATCTTAAAGGCATCAAAATATGCTTGTGGTGCTCCAAACTCACTATCATAAAACAAAATAACACCATCATCAGGATATTTGGTTAAAAACGCCTTAGCTAATAACATAGCAAATGCTGTTTTAAAATTTTTGCTTGGTCCTGCAAATACAGTTAATCCTGTTGCCAGACCTCCGTCTAATTTCCCACTTAACGCAACATTAACTGCAGGAACATTTGTCGGTATTATGTCTTGCTCGTTAAAAAATTTAGAATCTGTTAAAATCGCAGATTGACTAATTGTTGTGTTTTGCTTAAGTTTTTCTATTAAGTTCATTTACTTCTCCTATCTTTGTTTGCGTCTGCCGCTGCTTTTAGTATAATGTTAGTATTATAGCACAAAGACAAAGTGTGTGTCAAATCTTTTGGTAAACATGTACCACCAAATCCTACCTTTCCGTCTGGGCCCGGAACGTTCCAATGTGTCTTTCCTAAATTAGGATCGTTGCCTAAAAATTCTGCTAACACATTATAGTCCATATCCCATTCATCACATATATTTTTAAATTCATTTGCTAAACCTACCTTTACAGCAAGTGCAGCATTTCTTGCCACTTTCATCATCGCTGCTTCATGGGCTTTAACCTCTATAATCTTTTTGTGGCATTTAATAAACTTTATAAAATGATTCATTTTATAACCACCTACTACCATAGGTGCCTCTGGATTATCAACATCTTCTCGCCACCATCTTTCCCTTAAAAACTCTGGCCATATAATAGCATCATATAAATTTTTAGTGTATTTTGCTGTTTGATCAGGGCCAATTGTACTCCTTATAACAATTCTATCTACTTTATGATGAACCTTTTTACATACTTCATCTATTATTTCAGTATCTAGCCATCTTCTTTGTGCTCTACCACTTCCAATTAATGGAGTTGGAACACATATAAAAGCATAGTCAATCCCGTTCCAATTTGTTATTTTTTTACCTAACGCAGGATCATGAATCAATATGTGTGGTTTCCTTTTAATATGATTGGCAAAGAAATATTCTGTAGCTTTGCCTACAAAACCATATCCTATTATTGCTATCTTACTCATATCTACTTCTCATTTCAAGTATTTTGATTTGCTCTTCTTTTTTCTTTGTCCAGCTATCTTTATTTCGTTCCTTGCCGTCTTTTGTCTTTTTAGGTGTAAATTTGGAAGCTTTAAGTCTTTCTAAAGCTCCTTCCCTTCTAGCCATACGACCAAATTTACTGTTTCTTCCGTGTCTCATCTTCTCTCCAAAAATCATTATCAAATGCTATACCAATACCCACATGCATTGCACTATTAACAAATATCAATAATACAAACAAAAACCAACCACCCATTATCATTATGCCAGCAATCCTACAATTAAAGTCTTTAACAACAACAGCAATCCAAAAGAGTTTAATATAATTAAAGCTCTATCTTCCCATATTGCTGAGACCACTAACCAACCAGCGACTCCAGTAATTGAACAAATTAAATCATAAAATTGTAATCCTTCTACTCCTCTCATTGACATTGCAGCAAGAAGAAAGAAACTGGCTACCCATTTAATATACCAATCTGGAGTATATTTGGGTGTAGCTGATTTAAACCATCTTTTAGAATGCTTTAGTTCTTCTGGAGTAGGATTTTGATGTGCTTTTTTCATCCAAATAACCCCTCTAAGGTTGCTTGTGGTTCTGTATGCCAACCTAATGGATTTAAAATATGTTCCAAAGGATCCACAAATGCCTTTTGGAAGATTAAATCATAATCAATATATTTTTGTAAACCAAATTCTGTAGGAAGTTTTGTAACGAATGCTACTGTATTTTCTTTTATAGGATTGGGTTCTTTTAAATATAAGAACTTAATTTTATCTCCCTCATGAATTTTTTCATACTTTAATCCTAATTTAAATTTATTTATATAATAGTTATATAACAAGCTTCCCCTAACATGAATAGGTGTTCCTTTAGAATAAATATCTGCCGTACTTCTATACTTCTTCATATTGTTACACCCTCTAGGGAACGCAATTAGTTCTGCAGACTTAGTAAGGAAGTCCTCTTTGGCGTCTGCTACGTAGCTCTGTAATGTTTCTTCATCGCTAGTAAGTATAAGACGTACGGCCTCCCTTAGAGAGTCTCTAATTATGCCTGGCGTGCTTGATCTCACTATCTCTAAACCCATTACCTTTAACTTAGGAACCTTTAACCTGAGCCCTTCATCATCATATACGTTTAAGGCGTAACGTTTCTTAGCTACAAATATGCCTTTATCTGCTATTATCTCTCTTGCAAAGTTTATTTTCTTTTCAAAAGCATTAGTGTAATTGGCCAGTTGTAACATTGCCTGATCTAATATTGGTTCTATTTTCTCAGATGCAATCTTATCTATTAAACTAATTATCTGTGGCTTGGATTTGTCGGGAAAAAAGTTTTTAACCATGTTATCTAATGTAACATAACAGGAATCAGTATCACTATAAAAAGAATAAGTCTTATCTTCTGTACCGCAGACTTTATTAACATACTTGTCAATTGCCTTTGCTGTGTCTCTAATCACTAATTGCCCAGTCATTGTAATACCTTCTGCAAGTCTATCATCATAGAATCTAAAGTATTGGTTTGCCAGGGCACCATATAAACTATTCAATTGAATTTTTCTTGCCATTTGGAAATTATTATATTTACTAATCTCATTTTCATAAACTTTAGCACCTGTTTCTTGGAACTTCCTTTGTGCCTCGTGCATCTTTCTTTTAAATCTTAATCTTTCATTAAAAAGCTTCTGTACTATCTCAGGGAATAATCCTTGCTTCTCCCTTGTATAACAAGTTCCATTAGCTGCCATGGCGTAATTCTTTTCTTTTAACTTGTCTAACTTATACCTATCTAACAAGTCATCTACTTTTACGTCATATCGAAACCCAGGAACAAGAGTTTCTGGGCTCATATTGTATTGCATAATAATAGAAGGATACAGGCTTGTAGCATCAAAACTACATATCCAATCATAGGCCCCAGGTACGGGTTCTTGTACATAGGCTCCTTCGATTGTTCTTTCTTTCCTGCCGCCACCCTGGTGTAAGACAATTTTCTTTTTCCATAAGTGATTATATAATAAACTATCCCATGTTCTAACCGCAGAATATATGTCATTAAAATTACATTTAGCATCGTATGCCATTGTAATAGCCAGTTCAATAAGTTTCATTTTATCTTCTAACTTATCAACAAGGACTGTATCAATAATATTATACTCTACAAATCTATTCCAATCCTTTTCGTAAAACTGTTGAAGGGTATCAAAACCGTGTTCTAATTTCTTTTCACCTAACTCTGTTTCTGCAATAAAATCTAACTTGTAACTCTCTCTAGTAACATAGGTAAATTTTCTATACAAGTCATAATAGTCTAATTGGGCAACACCTGTTATTTCGTATGCTGTCTTTTCCTGCCCCATGAATCTAACATTTCTTTTCTGTACTATCCCAAAGGGAGAATATTTTTTATGTTCGTTCTCGCCTAATACTCGTTCTGTTCTAGCAAGTATATATGGAATATCAAACAATTGAATATTCCAACCTGTTATTATATCAGGAGTATTATTTTCCCACCACTCTAAAAAAGTTTTAAGAAGATTGTATTCATCTGAACATGCAGTATAATCTATATCTAAATGTTTTGTGGCCTTCTCGGGTGTAAACTCCCCAAGTCCGAAAGTTGTTATCTTCTTGGTGTTGTTGTTTTGAAGTGTGATAACTACTATCTTCTCGCTTGGAGAGTCTACGTTAGGAAATCCGCCCTCTGACGTTGTTTCAATGTCAACAGAGTAAATAGCTATTTTGTTAGCATCCCATTTAATATCATTAGGATATTTTTCTGTTATGTATTGGTAACCATAATAATTTTGTCCAAATATTGGAAAATTAGAAACATCTTTGTACCTATTAAAAAATTCTGTTGCTTCTTTATTAGATTCAAACTGTATAGGAGATACTGACTCTCCAAAAATGCTTTTATATTCTGAGGGTTTGTCTGATTTGACAAATAGGGTAGGTCTGAAATCGTGTCGTGATGTAAAACGTTCTCCGTTCTTCACTCCACGAACCAGGATTTTGTCGCCATAATGACGCGCATAAGTATAAAAATTCATAGTATATCCAACACCAACATATAGTACATTATAGGCTCTTTCGAACCTTGTGTCAACTATTAATCTTCGAAAAAGGTACGGTTAATTAAATGTTCTTCTGTTCTTTGTTCTTTTGATTTTCCATGATATGTAACTGCATGATGTGAGGCAATCATATGTTCATTTACATTATGTCTATATTTTACAGCTGCAACAGGGCTACCATTAGCCCACGGTACCGCCGGAACAGGGCTACCATTAGCATCTGTCCCTGCTTCTGTTTCTTTTATAGTAATAAATTCACCGAGGATTCTTCCATATTTACCTTTACCATCAAGCCTCGTTTTGAGTATAGCTCCATCTTCAAGTTCTTTTTCGAGGAATTCTTTTGACATGAATCCGTATTTCTTTTCGTCGAGATCGCGGGTTCTACACGCCGGGGCATCGATGCCATATAGCCTGATATGTCGTTTATGTAACCACACGCCAAAGCCCAAGTCGATGTCAACAACTACTGTATCTCCATCAATTACTCTTACAATGTTTGCTCTATATTCGTACACTTAATTTTTAAATTCATTTAATACTTTTTTATTTATAAAATCAGGCGTCACAACGATACCTGAACCAAATTTGGAATTATAAGCATTTAATAAATTTGTGTCAGGATCATAGACAGAAATTATGTGATTAGGGAATATAGGAACCTTATGTTGTTTTGCAAAGGGAGCATAAGGAGCAAGACCAACGCCAAATTCGTTTTCGTCACCACCGGGTTTTGGCATCATTAAAATAACTGCTGGGTTCTCTATAAGTAAAAATGCTTTACCATCTATTTCTGTATCAGAAACCACACCCATGATGTCCTCACCTGAGACTAGTTTAATAATCTGAACGTTTGCCATGCTCCTACTCCTGCATTATTTAGTTTTTATTTCAATTGATCTAGGCTTTTTAGCATCTGGTATTTCATTTTCCAAAGATACTGTTAAGACCCCGTCTTTTAACTTGGCACCTTTTACTACTACGGTGTCAGCCAAAGACCAGGAGCGTCTGAATTTGCGTTCAGCTATTCCTTTGTGTATAAAATTGTCAGGTTCGCCGTCTACTGCTTCCTGAAGTTGATTTCCCGTGATAGTAAGAGTTCCATCCTCTACTGTAACATCCAAATGTTTTTCTTTGAAACCAGCGAGTGCTAGCTGAACTTCAAATTTATAGTCGTCTATCTTTTTGATGTTAAAAGGTGGGAAGTTATTATTTACCGGCTCAAAGTCCTTTTGAAGTAAATCAAAGACTCTATTGAATCCGATAAATTGTTTTTCTATTTGTGGAAAGCTGTGGACGAAATTGCCCCAATTCGCTGTGGTTAGTGTTACCATTGTTTTCTCCTTAATTAAGCGAGTTGTAAAATGGACACCCTTTCGGCGTGTCCTTCAGTTTTATTTATACTCCGTTGAGTTTTTAGATACCATTTTATCCCTACTTTGGTCCTCTATAGGCAGATTTCTAAACCATAAGTTTAATGCCCACTTCTCACCAGCTAATACTGGTTGTGCTTGATGTCTTGTTTTGGGATCAGGAACCTGTGTTCCTATGTATGTATTGGAAAATAAAACTGCTCTACCTGGTTCAGGCTGAATTCCTCGGTTTAGTTCTGTAAATACTGTAGCTCCACCATCTGCTGGTTTATTTAAATATAAAAGAATTGTTGCTACCCTATTTCCTTGTATCCCTCCTGCAAGGGACTGTTTGCCTTTGTCTGTTTTTTGATCAAAAGCGTCTAAGTGGGCTTCATATTCCTCACCTAATTCGTAATGTAATGCTTGTATATTTTCTGCTTGCGAGTAATGTAATTGCGTTAATTGAGATGCTCTCATTAAAACGTGAACAGCGGTTGGGCTGTCTTTGTACTGTAACCAACCCATTTGATTTGTTCTTCCATAATGTTCATGATCATCACCTTCTACCCCATGCGTAACTCTGCCTCGAGTCCATGGAACACTCTTTTTCATATCTTCTATTAATTGATTGCATTCAGGCACACTCATAAATTCATCCCACACTATTATAGTTGGGTTGAATAAACTAATTACCTGCTTTAATTTTGCCATAAAATCCACCTAATTCAGGAAAGGTTTTAATAAAATCTGTTCCCCTTCTCCTGTCATGTTCATCTACAAAGTTGACAAAATCATCTCTTTGTACTTTTAATTCTAATCCTTTAAATCTGTTTCTTTTGATCCAATCAGTTGTTCTTTGTAGCTTCATTATTTCATAGGGTTGAAATATATTATCAAAGGACTTCATACTTTCTAAACTATTATCTAATATATTTATAACATTATCATCAGCAATCCTAGCAGTCAGGTGTAGCGGCTCAACCATATTAGGCATGTCTATTGTAATTAAGTCACCATAAGTATTTTTTAATTCTGCCATTTTAAATATGAATTGTTCAAAGTTAGGTATAGATAAAAAACAAAAGGTGCACATAATACCAACAGGAATTCCGCTTGCCAAAACCCTATGTAGATTTTGTTCTAACGTATCCATCTTTAATCCATTCCTTATATACTCCGCCTGTTCACCCCAGCTGTCTAAACTGACATAACATTTTTGTCTAGGGAGATCTTTAACTAGGGAAATATACTCTCGAACTCTCCTTTCAGTCACCATCAAATTTGTGCTGATTTCGAAAGATAAGTTCTCTTTAGGATGATCTTTGACATACTCTAATAACTTAAACGTATTCGCGTCTAGTAAGGGTTCTCCACCAGTCAAGCGTATAGTATTTAGGTGTGGATAAGCCTCAGGCAACCACTTCCAAAACTTCTTAACATCGGGGTTCTCAGAGGGTATTAGAATGTCACTTCTTGGTATATACTTATCGTAGTTGGATTTACTTTTTAAATCGTAAGGCCCATGCTTATCTAGCTCTTTTTGCCAGGTTGAACTTTTACCTGCTCCACAATAACTACATGACATTTGACATTTATTAGTAAAGCTGACTGTTAAGTACCTTGGCCATACATCTTCATTGGCAGGTATTGCTGCCGTTTTTGCTATTAGGTCTGGATCGTGTTTTAGAAACTGTACAGCGAGCATTTGCCTATCGCTAAAGTTTCCTGTTTCTTCTATATCGTAACAATAAGAATCTTCAGCTGGCTTGCCGCCGTCTAACATTTGTTGTCTTACTGCTTTGGTGTAGGGTGTGTTGTGTAAATCGCTATCGTTTGGGATCTTATGCTGAGGGCAGTGGTAGCAGGAATGTTTCAATCCTTCTGCTAAACTAAGTTCTAGATAATACCACTTTAATAAACAGAAGCCTGGACCTACATCGTCCAAATCATTTTTTATTTTTGTTAACCAGTATTCTTGACTATTTGATTTTTTTACCAATATTATATTTAGGGACTAATTCCCATTCACCTTTCTCTTTAAATGATATAATTTTTATCAGACTTAAAGGTGCAAAATCCTCAGCTATTGGTTCCATTAAAACTACTAATCCCCAATCTGATAATAGCTTCGCTATGGTGTTTCGCCTCTCTATGTCGTTATCTTGGAAGTCTGCCTCTTTTCCATCTAGTGCAAATAATTCTTTAAAATGTGTTATAAAGTATCTGCCTTTCTTATGTAATATATGGCACGACTGGTAAAGAACTTTTTCTTTCTTGGAAGCTACTCCTATTCGCGATAGAGTTTCCCTTACTTTTAGGAAATCCTCTGGGTCCTTCAAAGAAACTTCTAAGGGGAAATACCCCGGATAGTCAATATTGAAGTAATTTTCTTGATCACTCATTCTCAATACGTCTCGGTTGTATAATATAAATTATTAGGTTATTCTAATATTTATAATTTACCGCCTTTAGACGTATTCAGGTATAATTTTATAACATCTATATCTGTTTCAGATAAGAGTCTTAAAGCTTCTTTTGCTTTGTTAAAACTATAATTAAAAAATCGCTGAATCGCATCAATATTCTCCTCTTCAGATTTTATCCACTTATTATATCTCTTTGACTTTCTTACCACTGCACGTAGAAAGTCATATTGTAATTTTTTGCCAATATGCGATCTAGAATTCATTTCATTGGCTGCAATAACTGTATCAGGTCCAAATCCCATTGCACGGTTTACAATAAAAGCATTATATTCTTTCTCCGTTCTCTCATCAACCATCAAGTCTTCTTTTGTAAAATTGATAGAATTTACAAAATCAAAAGGAGAAATCTTCTTCAATTTCTCTTGAAATTGTTCTTCAGCAATGTCCTCTACGGGAGCGCCGAATCCTTCTAATATTGCGTTGTCATCCATTAATCAAATATTGTTTTATTTGCAGGCAACAATAATTCATAGTCGCTCTCCCAATAATCCTCGGTGACGTTGAAGCTTGCTAGAAATAACATAAATATTGCATATCTAGTTTTCATTTATATCTCTTTTATCTATAAGTTCATTATAGCCCTCATCATCTAAATGGGTAATCGCCATCCAGTTATGCGTCATTTCATCACCTGTTCTACTACCACCCACCACCCATTGATCTGGGTCTGGATTATTAGGATTGTTACTTGTATTATCATACCATTGTTTCATAACCAAAACAGAGCCTGCAGGTACCAACGGTGCTGCGTCTGGAGCAAATATATGGCTGTGATGCCAAACTGCACTCCAATTTGATACTTGACTTATCTGTTCAGTCCGTCCAGTTGTTGGATGGAAAATCTCTAAACTAGCAGCATTCATTCTTAAATGTCCATGAGGCTGCCAACTATCTATTCTTACAGGGTGATCAAAAGATTTAAATCCTTGAGTCATATAATATCCATTAGGAGGGATAACTATATCAGCTTGATCGCCAAGTCTATATATACTTAAATCTTGTTTGTATTCATACTCAAAGTCTGGCTCTTGAAACCATAGTCCAATTTCAACTACATTATCTTTAACCACTTCGCCTTGTGCCATCGCTCCCACCCCGCCTGGAAACATGTGAATATCCCAACGTATTTGGGCGTTTGCAGGAAACGTTCTACATACTCCTGCAGGTACTAACTCACCCCACTTGCCCATTGCATACTCAGTAAGCATTGCACCAGGTACACCATCAATTACTATATTAGAATTGGCGTGATGTACTACCGCTTTCGCACGCCCTAATGGTTTAACTTGTACAGCTTTAATACATCTATCTTCTGTAACTCCAGAGTTCACAATATGTTTATGCCACATGTCGTTTCCGCTGGCTGGAATGTCTATAGGTATTGACGGGATTACTAAAGTTGGAGGTCCAAGTTCAGCGGCAAAACTCCACTCATCCAGATCTGGTAATTCAGGTCGTGCTATTTCTATATCAGCATCACCTTGCGGCGCGCCTGCTCTTACCCAATTAACTACCGTATCAATGTCATTTTGTGGAAGTCGCCAATCCCCTTGTAAGTCTTGAATGCCTATACCGTGATCATAGGCATAAGGAGGCAT